GGAAAACCTGAGGCCCTTGCGGATAAAACCGTTAGGGCCTTTATTATTTTAAAAAAGGAGACTAACATGGTGTGTAAAACTAAAAAAGGATCAAAGAAAAAGGGAGGCAAGTAATTAAATGAATCGATCAAGGCAAAGGAAATTAGATGCTAGGGAAAATAGACAGGCATCCTTGCATAGTCAAGGTATGACTGTTGAAAAGACCATTGTCAAACTCCCACAGCCAAAAGCATTAGTTAAGAAAGAAAAGGTATTAGTTGAATCAGTTAAAAATGTAGAAGTAAAACGAGGAAGAGGCCGTCCGCCGAAGGCTTCTTACGTTAATACAAAGGAAATTAGTAAGGCACAGGTAGTGGGCTATAAAAAGACCATGAAGGGCAAGGAGAAAAAGTAAATGGCTATTAATAAGGTACCAGATATTGGATTACAGTGGTTTGCTGAAAATGATGAAATCACAATTGAACAGATTCGAGCTTTTATTGATGCAAATATGGAACGGGCTGATGTTGCTGAATATGTTACTTCTCTTGCTACTGAAAAGCCGCTTACTGTGGAAACGGTTAATGCTTATTTAGGAACAGTTGAAGGAAAAAATTTAATTCAGCCAATTATTGATCGTGCTAATACTAAGGCAATTCAATCACATGATGAAAAACAGAAACCCGTAGTTGAAGCTACTATTAAGGCTAGAGTCAATGAAGAGATCCAGAGAATGAATCCTACAGAAACACCAGAAATGAGGCAGATTCGAGAACTTCGCCAAAGTCAAGAAGACATGCAAAAGACTATGGAAAAGGAAAGACTCGATTATGCAATTACTCAAGAGTATGCAAAGCGGAATATCCCATTAGAGTTTGCTAAAGATATTCCTTGGCCATCTGTTGAGCATGCTATTAATGGTGCATTGGTTTGGGAAAAGGTGAAGGCAGGTGAAATTGATAAAGCAGTAAATGCCCGTTTAGCTGAAACGCCTAAGCCTAATGGATCAAAAGGAAAAGATGGCGAACCTGATTATAAGACCATGTCTAAAGAAGAGCGGTTTGCATTTTTTAAACAGCAAGCAGAACAACGTGATAGCCGTGGTGCTATTAGTTAAATAAAGGAGAAGTATTATGGGTTTAGAGAATTTTATTCCTGAGATGTGGAGTGCAACATTATTCGTAAAGCTCCGCAAGGCATTAGTTTTTGGTGGATTAACTAATAAGAACTTTGTTGAAGATGTTTTTAATTATGGTGATACTGTTCATATCAATGAAATTGGTCCCGTAACTGTTAATAGTTATACAAAACATGCAACACTTACTTATGAGACACTTACTTCCGCTCAGAAGACCCTTATCATCGATCAAGCTTCTAGCTTCTCTTTCAAAATTGATGATATTGATAAAGCCCAGACTCAGCCTAAAGTGATGGATGGGGCTATGTCTGATGCTGCGTATCGAATTGGCGATACTATTGATCAGTTTATTGCCGGTCTTTATGCACAGGCAGGTGCTACTCCCGCCGCTACTACTTATATTGGATCAAGTGGATCAAGCCTTTCTGTTTCTTCAGGTAACGTTATCGAGACTCTTTCTTATGCACAGCGTTACCTTACCGAAGCTAATGTACCTACTCCTGGTCGCTGGATTACTCTTCCTCCTTGGCTTACTCAGAAATTGATTCTTGCCGAAGTTGGCGGTATTTCTGCAATTGCCGTGCCTAAGATTGAAGATGATGGAGCAATTGTTAATGGATTTGTGGGCCGCGCATTTGGATTTGATATTTTTGAATCAAATAACGTTTCTAACAATGCTACTCAGTATCGTGTAATGTGTGGTGATCGTTCGGCTATTAGTTATGGTGGTCAGGTTTCTGAAATTGAAGCTCTTCGCTTACAGACTACTTTTGCTGATGCAGCTCGTGGACTATATGTGTATGGTGCTAAGGTAACCAGGGCTGAGGCTCTTCTTACTCTATATCTCGCCGAAGCTGCGGGCTAGGAATAGGGGGATAATATGGCTAACGGAACTTTAAAGGTAACTACTGTTGCATTAACTGGTGTGGCTGGAACTGCTGCATCTACCACAATTGCATCTTCAGAGACAATGACTATTTCCGCCACTACTGCCCAGGCCGCGCTTAGTTTACGCTCGCTTATGGTATATGTAGCAAATGCAAGCTCCACCGCTTCTGTTACTCTTTCTCTAGGGGCTGGAACTAACTTCTCTGAAATTGGCCAGGGAGCTTATTCTATTACAGTTGGTACTGCTGCAACTGTAATGATCGGTGGACAGGGTTTTGAATCTGCTAGATTCCTAGATTCAAATGGTGCTATTGTATTCACCCAGGCAGGGGCTGGGCCTACCACTTGGCTTGCTTTCCAAGAACCTAATGTTTGGGAATGATTAATAATATAAATGGGGGAGGAAAGTTTATAATGAGTACTTCCCTATTTATATAAAGGAATAACTTATGGCAACTAAAAAGAATTGGATTCAAGGAGCAATCGAAAAACCAGGTTCATTTTCTAAGAAAGCAAAAAATGCTGGAATATCCACAAGTGCCTATGCTACTAAATCACTGAAAAAGAAAAGTAAGGCAAGTTCTACAACAAAAAAGCAAGCAGTGTTAGCTAAAACTCTTGCAGGAATGAGAAAAAAGAAGAAATAAAGTGGCAACAATACTTTCCGTTTCAGAGTTACTAGATTTTCAACCTAATATCACAGCCACAGCCGGGACTATCATATCTAGGAAATGGATTGAAATTGTAGAGCAAAGATTGCCATTACTTACTAATGATTATTTTACTTCAGATATTATGCATATTGATTGTACTGCCACTTTTAATCAAACTGCTGGAACTATCATTATAGATCAAAATACATGGTCTCAATTTGGATTTAAAGATGGTGACAATATCCTAATTTATAAATCATTGCGAAATGAAGGTTATTTACAAGTTGATACCTTTGTTGATAGTACTGCTACAATTGCATCAGCTTATACGGTTTACGATGAAGCTTATAATTATAATATGGGAAGAATCATTTATTTCGGTGTAGTACATTGGACAATTGATATAAAAGCAATTGCTTCTGAAATGATTTATTATGATGCTGAATTGCGAAGTAAAAGAACTCCAGGTATTCGTTCAAGATCATTAGGACCATGGAGTGAATCATATGCAGGTGATACAGGGACATTTGGGTATCCATTAGAAATTTTAGAGAAACTTGAAAAGTACAATATTGCTAGGTTAATGTAAGGAGAAAAACATGGCAAAGAAAGCAAGTCCAGCACAATTAGCAGCTAGGGCAAAGTTTGCGAAGATGATTAAATCAAAGTCAAAGAAAGGTTCTGCAAATACTTCTACTACACCTAAAGTAAATACAAGTAAGGGAAAATAAAATGGCATTAAGGGATATGTTGAATATAGTAAATGGAGTCTCTATCATCAAAACTACGTCAACTAATGATGGAATGGGTGGAATGACTTCAACTACTATAACTACAGTAATCCCTTTATGTGCATTATGGCAAAATTCTAGTACCAATAAGTATATCTATGACAAATATGCAATGAATAGTTCTCATATTTTATGTTTTGAATATGGCGCTTACACTTTTAATGTTCCTGATAGTAGTGGAGGAACAGTTATTGAAACAGTATCTCATAATGGATCAATATATAATACTATGGGATTTCAAAATGATTATATGGATTTTCATGAAATAGTCACAATGAACTTGGATAGATTATCATGAGCATGGTCAGAATCGATTTAAAAAAGAAATGGGATGGCTCTATTGTTAAATTATTAGGGAAAAAGGTAATAGATAAAAGTATATATGAAGTTGGATTGATTGTAGAAGGGAATGCCAAAGAATTAGCGGCTAAAAATTATGGTTATTTAGCAGCTAGTATCAATACACAATTTCAAGGTGGGGGAGATGAATTAGAAGATCCTAGTAAATATGCTAAAGAAATACCCCCAGTAGGGCATAATGTTGAAACATTTAGAAAAATACAAGCACCTTCACAAGAGGAAGTCGTGTTTGTTGGTACTGCGGTTGATTATGCTTGTATTTTTGATGGGCATACTAATATAAAAGTACAAGGAGGAAAAGGGTATAAGGTTATATGTCAAATAAAAAAAGGGGATATGGTATTAACACAAACTGGAGAATATCATAAAGTAATTGAAACATTCAAAAAACCTGCTATACTATCTCCAGATTTAATTGAAATTATTTGCGAGTATAGAAAAAATAGAAATCACAAATTGATAGTGACCAAAGAGCATAAGATATTGGTTTTTAGAGATGTGCGAAATAAATGGGTTAAGGCAGAAGAATTATTATTAACCGATAAACTATTTTCTTTGAAAAAGAAAGAACCAAATAAAGGAAAAGGACTTCATAGGAACTGTTTACAATGTGGAAAAGAATTTCAGCCTCCAGGTCATAATGAGATTCATCAATATTGTTCTATGGATTGTAGGAATGAATATTGGAAAATTAATGGCAGTCCTAATATTGGTAGTAAGAGGACTAAAAAAACTAGAGACAAAATGAGTTTACTTAAAAAGAAGTATTTTGAATTGAATCCAGAAAAACATCCTAATCGGATAATGAATAAAAAGGGATATCAAACCGATGTTGAAAAAACTATTGAAGATTGGTTGATTGAACAACAAGTACAATATGAAAAACAAAAAAGAATAGGAAGAATATATGCTGATTTTTATTTACCTATTACAAATGAAATATTAGAAGGAGATGGAGCTTTTTGGCATTCAAACCAAAAAAAGGATATTGAAAGAGATAAATATATAAAAAGTATTGATCCAACTATTAAAATAACTCACATGCACTTTTATGATAAACGATTTTCTAAAAATATAAATAGAAATCCATTAGAAAATGTATATTATCAGGTATGTAATCCAAGTCCTAAAAGTTATGTTAATATGGGGGATTTTGAGTGTAGAAAAATTGTCTCTATAAAACCAATCAAGTATGGTGAAAATATAAAAAAACATGCCAGTACACAAGCATATGTTTATGATTTATCGGTTGAAGGTGTTCATTCATATTATGCTAATGGCATATTGGTTTCTAATAGTCATGTGGAATTTGGAACTGTAAAAATGGACGCTCAGCCTTTTCTCAGGCCAGCAGCTGATATGGCACAAGGAAAAGTATTAGAAACAGTAGAGGCTAATGGTAAACAACATTTTCTTGGTTATTTGCGACAGCATGAAGAATATTTACAAAGTAGGGGATTATGAGTCCTTCACAAATGATAGGATGGTCCTTAAATCAAACTTCATCGGTGACAAATATAGTATCAACTAGAATATATGCTGGGCAAAGACCAGTAACAACTACGGTGCCTTGTATTAATTATTTTGAAATGGCTGGGACTAAAAGATTGAATGGATTTGAAAGATCTACTTATTCTATAAATTGTAGGGCAACTACGGCGGAAACAGCACTACAACTAGCTAGAAAAGTAGTTGATTTATTTGAAGGAGGAATATCAGGACGGGGTGGATATGGAAGTATGAATGGGTTTGAAATAACTAGAGCAAGTTTAAGACAAGGACAAGGATTGATTCCAGAACCAGATGATACTTTATATAATGCTCCGGTTGATATTTTTATAGTATATCCTACATCAAGTGTAAGTTAAAGGAGAATAAAATGGGGGGGCCAGGAAGCGGAAGGAAACCTAACGGGGTACCTAAAATAACTTCAAATAAAATAATTTCAATTAAAAATGGTAAAGTCATTCCAAAAATATCTAAAAGAAAAGCAGCTGGAAGAAAAAATGGAGTTTGGACTTACAATATTAAAGCATAAAGGAGATTAATTATGCCCATTTATCAGAATAGTACAGTAGCAGATGCAAAAGTAGAAATTGGAAACTATGCAATGTATGTTGCAATTACAGCTGGGACCACTGTAGGCGGAAGTTGGATTAATCTAGGTGCCGGTATGGTTAAGAGTTTTTCTTATGATCCAGTTAGCTTTACTTCACAGGCTGGCAATGCACCTGATCCTATTCAAGGTATTTCAAGAGAAACGGCTAAGATTGCTATTGATTTGATTGAATATGATGGTTCTTCTTTCTCAATTCTGAGTGATGGAGCAATGACAGGCAGTTCAGGGTCATTAGTTGTAGGTGGTCAAACTAATGTGCAAGCTGGTAATGGATTTAAATTAGTTAATAACAGAAAATTAGCTTCCGGTTCCACCCAGACTACTACTTATGTATTTAATTTTGTATTTATGGATGGTGGATTCTCCACTTCTCCCAAATCCGATAATGACGCTGATCCTATCAATGTTTATAGTTTTAATCTTTTAGCCAAGCAGTATATGACTGCACAAACAATCTTTACTAAGACGGTATCCTAATGAAAGTTGAAGATTTAGATGTACTTAGACCTGAACCAAGAATAGTCCATATAGGGGGCAAGGATATTGACGTATCCTTTGTTCCTTGTGGAATTACTTTTGATGTAGATGCAATTGTAAGAGAACTGCAAGGAATGGATCAAAATAAATTGTTAGAAAATGGACTTGAAACTAAAAGGGCTTTTGAATTATCTGTAGAATTGTGTTCAGTATTTTGTTCACATAATTATCCTGAATTAGATAAAGAGTGGTTTTTTCAAAATACTGATGCAAATCAGATAAAACAATTTTCAACTGCTATTAAAGATGCTCTAGTTAAAGCTTATGCTGGAATAGAGAATAATTCAAAAAATCAGAGGGCTCCCAAGATGAAGGAGAACAAGTAATTCATCTTGGGAGCCTATTTACAATGATGGCTTTTTTATATTCATGGGCGACTAAAGAATATTTATTGTGGAATATGACAATTGGGCAAATAATTATGTATCATAATAGAGGCGTAGATTTAAAATGGCCTGATCCTAACAAGACTTCAAATGGCCCTGGATTATTGAATAAAAGTGCATCTGAATTAAGAAGAATGCGCGATGAATATAGGACACAAGTAGATTTAAAAAAGAAAC